TTTTTTAGGAAGTCCATGTACCAAAGACTGCTCAGGACATAGAGCTGGTTATGCTTGGTCAAAACAACGCGGTGGTGCTGACGGTAATAGTCCGTTTAGCCCCAGTTTCAATAACGGTGCCAGATTGGCCAAGGATGGTAAGTGAACCTATGTATCCATATCCTGTATATCCTGAACAAGAAAATCCCGAAGATGATCGACCACTACTTCCTTACGCACCAACATAGAATTTGGCCTTAGGACCGAATGCCCGGCTGCTGGGCTGGTAACGCGATTCGCTACCGCTTAACCAGAAGTGAGCTCATTGATAATACCCTTGCATTTCTGGAAACACATCATTCCAATTCAATTGTCTGTGTCTGTCATGTTTTTTAATATATTCCATAAACTCTCGGTGATGCTGGTCACTGAACGGTTCTAATAACCGTGCGATTGCATGGTCGGCACCGTATTTTTCAAGGATATCTTTTTGTAGTGCAACTGGCACAGCTCTAAGACTCATAGGAGTAATTCCCCTGGGTTGCCATGGGCGGCGAAACATCTTGCTAGAATCAACAGAGGTTTCCTGAAAGAATTTATGTGCCCATGATTCATACTGATCATGATAAAATAAACTGAACGGAGTGGTTGTATAGCTGAACGGAGTGATTTTTATATTGGTATTCGGTAACTTTAAAATATATTGCAAATTATTTTCAACTTGGGTCCATTGCAATGGCCAGCGCAAGTAGTTAAAATGAGCACCAATTCCATCAACACTCATCTGCAACGCTACCTCTTTAAACTTACTCCAAATTTCAATAGTTTTGTCATCAGGGCAGTAACTACCATTGGTAATGTATCTTACCACAGTTTGGCTTGGAGCAATAATTTTCTCTAAAAATTTTATGTGACTATCAGTTCGTAAAGGCTCGCCGCCAAGAAACAAAATTTCTTTTACCTCAGAAAAATTTATTGACCTAGATAATTGGTTAACAAATTTTAGACTTGCTATTTTTGGATCTACAACACTGGCAATTGGAATTTGCTTGATTTTATTTTCATATTTTTCCCATGTGGTCGAATTCCATGGACCGCATATCAAACAAGCACCGTTACAGTCTTTGTCTATTTGTATTTCAACCATTGCCTTGGTATTATCATCACGTCCTTCAAACGCACGTTTGTGAAAAGATTCTAATCTTGGCGAAAATAATCCTTTGGCTTCTCTTGTTTTACATTCGTTACAGCGATTGCCAGCAGACTGCCAATCTTGTATCAAGTCAAGAGCTTGATTAAACTGTTTTACTTTTTCTTGGTCAGTTGCATTTACTGAATCTGTAAACCAACAACAGGGACGTAGTTGTCCATATTCAATGCGAATCTGATTGCTAAGATATTTGCAAAAATTATTTGACATTATTTTAAATAATCTGAAATTTCTGGAAAAGTTTTACGCCAGTCGGTTTTTCTGTATTGATCCAACTGGTCAAGGTATTCAACACACGATTGCGGCTTCATTGACCCCAATCCTGTAAACAATTTTGACACTGGGTGATCTTCACCAAATTTTTTATACACTTCGTGTCTTAACAAGATAGGAGTATGTCTTAGATCAATTTGCCCAACACTCTTGTTGGGTTTCAGATTAATAAAATCAGGATCATCAAATATTTGCTTAGTCCATTCCTCTAACTCATTGTAGTACCAAACATTCAACGGTGTCAGTGTTGCTAAACATATAAATTTAAGATTGCTGAGATTTAAATTTCTTACGTATTTAATCGTAGACTCTATACGTTCCCATCGTAACGGATAGCGGTGATATTCAAATCTTTCCTCTACCGCATCAACACTAAGATTAAATTTAATTCTGGCACATTCAGCAGCCAACAACATTAATTCATCATTGGGTTTGATACTGCCATTGGTTTGAAAATGTATTACTACATCATTCAATGATCCGTGTATGGTTTTTAATAATTTTAAAAACTCCAGCGGAATTGGTGATTCAAATGGTTCTCCGCCCAAGAAACTTACGCTCTTGACATACTGCAAAGGAAATTTCTTTTTAATGTATTCCAGCCAATATATTGGATCAACCAAATCGGGCAACTGATCTTTGGTTTTAATTTTAAATTTAACTTCTTGTTTGCGCCAGGTAGTACTGTGCCACGGTCCGCACATGATACAGGCAGCATTGCATGTGGTATCTATTGTTAATTCCATCCAGGCAGGCACATTGTCTGGAATGGATTCATCTGGGATTTCTTCAAACGATCGTAACCGTGGGCTTCGATTACCATAGACCCCGCTATCTTCTATTTGTTTACAACTTGCACATTCTGGCACCCATCCTGCGATATTGGTAATTAATTGTTTTTCTTGATCAAAGTTGGGATTGTTTAATAAGTTAATTTCTTTTGAATACCAGCAACAGGGTTGATATACTAGTCCGACACCGTCGCTTTTGATTCGATATCCATTGCTGAGAAATCTACAAAAGTTGTTTGCCATGGTAATATTTATGGACTGGCTTTGTGGTTTATAAATATTACCTGTGAAACAAGACGTAACCATTTTATATCAAGGAGGCTCTGGCGGCTTTGCTTTATTTTACTACCTGTTGTTGTCAGGTCAATACTACACGGGCTTAGAATACAACTCAGTTCAAGACCTAATTGACCAACAGTTTCCGCTCAGTTTGATTACCAGTCCCGACACTTGGAAGCATCAAGAATTTTGGCCTGATAATCAAAAATGCAAACGCACAGATACAACACCCAGATTATTCTTGATTTGCAATCCCATGTGGACGCCAGCTATAATGCAACAAAATCTTGACATAGGGGTTGACACTCATCGTGTGTTGCTTTATACTGATTTTAAATTGCAATTAAGAATGTGTTGGGAAAAAAAGGCGTATTGGTTTACCAATGTTAGTAGGCAGGCTTTTCATGCCCCAAAGACTACAAAACAGTACCTTAGACAAATAATCCACACACAAGTCGACGATCTTGACCCACAAGTGACTGTTATTAAAAAAATATTCGAGCCGGCACAGACAATTGAACTGAAACAATTTATAAAATCAAAAACATTAAATGGATTTGATATGCCAAATCAAGCACAATTAGACTTTCTAGATCGCTGGACTTCCTTGCAACCAAAAAAAATACAAAGATTATTATGAAAACTATATTTGTAGTTTACATGCCCGGACATGCTGGACACATGATTGCTAGACTATTTGGACTCAGTCCAGAAATAATTCCTTTAGCAACCAAAAATTATCTAAAGTCATTGTCTATACCCGCAATCAACAAACTTGATCTATACAGGTTTAGCGAGGTTAAAGAAAGGTTCAAGTCTTGGCAAGATTTCCATAAGTCGTTTGCTGACCACAAGGACATAATTACGGTAAGAGCAACGAATGCAGTCAACCAACATCTTTATTCTTGCGAAATTTACCCCATACATCCTTATGAATTTCATCACGATTTTCAAGAACTTGATCAAACAGAATGTTATCATGTTCAGCTAGACCTTGATCAATGGGGACCGTGGGTGGAGCAACAGCGTAAAGAGTTAAAATTTATTGATAGACCATCCGAGCATGAATATTTTGAAAAATACAAAAAACTTCATGACATGAAACCAATCAGCTTGACAAAACTACTAGGTACTGATCAAGAATTCCAGGAAGAATATTTACGGGTGGCCCATAGTATGAACATCAGCCCGGTAATCACCCAGGCAATTGAATTACTCAAGGACTGGAAAAGTGTTAGGGTGCCTGTATGATCTATACCATCAACAAATTGGCTACCGACGATTTTACTCATCAGATGTTTAGACAACTAACAAGCAGTATGGCCCCTGATGTTCTTGCCTATTATATGTGGAGCAATCCACCAAGCGCAATGGAATCGTTCTTGACAAGGTTCAACACTGACAAACCGTTGGTTTTTTTAGGAATCAAGGATCTTATAGACTGCTGGGCAGATTTTAACTTTTGGCATGACTCACAACAAAAAGGCAGTCGTTTGCTGGCCAAGATGGTTCGCCGTAACGCCAAAACCAAATTTATATTGTTTACCAGTCTTGAGAATCTGGAGCAAGAACTAGAAGCACCCAACTTGCATATCATTCCGTGGGGCGGCGATTATGTCAATCAACGTGGTAAGTATCTTCAACTAGAACCAGTGCTTGATAAAAACTTTGACAGCAAACAGACCTTTATTTGTCTTAATCGCAACGTTCGAGAGCATAGAATTGTAAATCTAAGCTACTTGTTTGGAGCCGGATACAACACAAACGGAGTAATATCTTACCTTGGACGATCACTGCTGGATCCAGATTTTGAACCGGATGAATTTTTAGATCGAATCAGTTGGGAGTTTGATGAGCGGCACGACCGTGTTCGCGAATTAATGTTAGTTGGGTATAAAAAACTTATAGACCAAACAAATTTTGTTCCTGACAAATATGACATCTACAAAGAATACGGAACTGGGATCAACGATAACTTTGGAAATTTCCAAACAAGGCTAAGACCCATGTATCAAAATAGTTTTGTAGAAATTGTAAGTGAGTCATCGTTTACTGCTCCTGGGTACATGCTAACCGAAAAAACTGCACACAGCTTCTTTGGTTGTAACTTCCCAATTATCTTGAGCGGTTGCGGAGCAGTTGCCCATTTAAGAGATGTTGGATTTGACATGTTTGATGATGTGGTTGACCACAGCTATGATCAAATTAAAAATCCGTTTGATCGTATTCTGAGTGCAATAGATGCCAACCATAGATTACTAACCGACGGAGATCATGCAAAACAAACTTGGCTGGCTTGTAAAGACCGGTTTGAGAACAATATAAAGATTTTTCACAACATGTTTGATTGGTACGAAAATCGAGCCAGACAAAAATTATCCAAAATACTCGACGCACCGTGCAATTAGGGGTTGTCTGATCAAAAAGTGATCAAGATCGTTGACTTGCTGACAAATATCTTGTATAATAACAACTTATTCAAAGGAGAACTCTATGTCAACCCGTGTCTTTACTGTAGAACAAACAACCAAACTAACCCAAATCATCAACGAAGGTATGCAGGTCACTCATGAGATTGAAACACTCACTGAAGGCTTGAACGATACAGTCAAGGCCATTGCAGAAGAACTGGAAATCAAGCCAGCCATTCTTAAACGAGCTATCAAACTAGCACACAAGGCTGAATTTGGTCGTGCCCAACAGGATCACGAGATTCTAGAACAAATCTTGACCACAGTTGGCAAGACATTATAAGTATGAGTCGCTCACACACGAGCATGAATCACGGTCGACCGGCCATAAACGGAGAAATATTTGAGTTACATTGACGCACTGTTTGATCGTGAACACGATCGCATACACATAGTTGAACGCCGGGATGGCCAACGGCAATATCGCGAATATCCAGCCAACTATATCTTTTACTACGATGACCCCAGAGGCAAGTTTCAAAGTATTTTTGGTACACCTGTGGCCAGATTCAGCACAAGAAACAACAAAGAGTTCCGCAAGGAAATGCGTATACAAAGTGGCAAACGCCTGTTTGAAAGCGACATCAATCCAATCTTTAGATGCCTGGAAGAAAACTACAAAGGTCAAGACGCACCCCGACTCAATGTGGCATTCTTTGACATTGAGGTGGACTTTGATCCTGAACGTGGGTTCAGTCCACCATCTGATCCATTCAATGCTATCACAGCCATAAGTGTGTATCTGGGCTGGTTGGAACAGATGGTCACCCTGGTAGTTCCGCCCAGGCACATGAGTCCAGAGACTGCCGAAGAGATTGCTGGTGAATTTGAAAACACCATGATTTTTGAACGTGAAGAAGATCTGTTAAAAACTTTCTTGGACCTGATTGAAGATGCCGACGCACTTTCAGGATGGAACAGTGAAGGATTTGATATTCCCTACACTGTGAATCGTGTGACTCGTGTATTAAGCAAAGATGACACACGCAGATTTTGTTTATGGGACCAGTTTCCCAAGCAACGCATGTTTGAACGCTTTGGCGCAGAAAATCAAACTTATGATCTGATTGGTCGTGTACACATGGACTATATGCAACTGTATCGCAAGTACACATACGAAGAACGCCACAGCTATAGCCTGGATGCCATTGCCGACTACGAACTGGGCGAAACCAAAACTGTGTTTGAAGGCACTCTGGATCAACTTTACAATCAAAACTTCAAGCGATTTATCGAGTACAACAGACAGGATACCATGATCCTGGCCAAGCTGGATAACAAATTGAAGTTTTTGGATCTGGCCAATATCCTGGCACATGAAAATACAGTGTTGCTACAGACCACTATGGGTGCTGTGGCCTTGACTGAACAAGCAATTATCAATGAAGCACATGAACGTGGTATGGTAGTTCCTAACCGTAAAGAAAGGCTTTCAGATGAAGATACGCAAGCCGCAGGTGCCTATGTTGCTTACCCTAAAAAAGGTATCCACGAATATATCGGGTCAATCGATATCAACAGTCTGTATCCGTCAGCGATCCGTGCTCTTAACATGGGGCCAGAAACAATCATTGGACAACTACGTCAAACAATGACCGATCGGTATATCTCGGACAAGATGCAGGGCAAAGCCAGTTTTGCCGCCGCCTGGGAAGGTCTGTTTGGAAGCCTGGAATATACCGCAGTAATGGAACAACAGCGTGGCACAGAAATCACCATAGACTGGTCAGATGGTGCAGAAACTGTGCATAGTGCTGCCGAAGTATGGAAAATGATATTTGACAGTAACCAACCCTGGATGATCACTGCCAACGGTACTATATTCACCTATGAGCGTGAGGCCGTGATTCCGGGCTTGCTCAAACGCTGGTATGCCGAACGTAAAGACATGCAGGCTCAGCTTCGGGATTGCACCAACAAAGATGATGAAGAATACTGGGACAAACGACAGCTGGTTAAAAAGATCAATCTTAACAGCCTGTATGGTGCTATTCTTAATCCAGGCTGTAGATTCTTTGACAAGCGTATTGGACAAAGCACAACTCTAACAGGGCGGGCCATTGCCCGGCACATGGATGCTCATGTAAATGAATGCATCACTGGCAAGTATGATCATGTGGGTGACGCAATCATTTATGGCGACACTGACAGTTGTTACTTTACAGCCTACCCTGTTCTCAAAGCAGAAATAGATGCTC